GCCGAATTCCGGTTTGCGCCGCCAGAAGAAGTTCAATTGATGAATATTCGGGTCAAGCAGGAAGAAAGCGTTCGGATTGTCCAAATAGTCCATGACCACGATTTGCAGTTTGCCACGGACCGTATTTACGTCGTTGAAATCCGTACCCGGACGTTGGGCCGATTGAATGACCCGCGTGGCTTGCGCTTCCAGTTCCGGGGGAACAACGATGTATTTCGGCATGACCACGATCTTCAACCCGGCGTCATCCGTCGTCTTTCTGGCAAGCAGAATCGCTTGGTTAACCGTGTCTTCGTTCAACAAATCCTCTGGCGAAGACACATTTGACACTTCAATCAAGTTCGATCCTTTGTTTGCCGCGCGTTTCAACGGATGGTCCGTGCTGAACAACGGTTCGCCGTCATAGCCGATCTTTTCAAATCCTTTGTTCAGAACATCCGCCGCGTCGATTTCGACTTTGGCACGACCCGAACGGGCAAGGTTCGCCGGAAGTTTGTTGATTTGGTTGTACTGCTCATCGTCAACCATGGCCCGGGTGACTTTGAAGCCTTTCAGGAATTCCGTGTGGGTGTAATTGACTTCAAAGCCATCCATCGGATCGTCATACGGAACGGCCGAATGTTCCGAAGTTCGCGGTTCCCACGGACCGAAACCGGTCAGGCTCAAGTCATGTTCCGTATGTTTTTGCGAATTCAACACGTTGAAGACTTTTTGGTACTGGGCAGGAAGTTCCTTCCACGTATCAAAAAAGATTTTTCGCAAACCGGGCTCCAGCAATCGCCCCCAACCCGGTTTCGATGTATCCAATGCCATGTGACTTCACCTCGTTTTTCAGCATTAAAAGTCGATATTCATGCTCTTCTTGGCTTGGGCGTAATCTTTGGGATCAATCCCCAACGCCCTTGCCGCTTCCAACTCTTCGCTGGTCAATTGGGCCACAGGATCGTCGTCCGTGCTGGGCGCACTGGACGTTTCTACCTGTTTGGTGCCCTTTTTGCGGATATTGTCAACCGTTTGCTGTTGCACATTGTTCATAATTTCATCCCATCGGTCTACCAATACTTTTCCGAATGCGGTTTCCATGTCGTACCCATAAGTTTCTGCAAGATCAAGGACATCGGGAAGAACTTCATCGAATTTCGGGAACCGTTGACGCAATTGTTGAATCTGTTGTTCCCGTTTCAATTGGGCAAGTTCTTGTTCAAGCTGGCTAATCCGCGGATTCGTGTCATAGACAGGCGGGACAAAGGGTTGCGACTGCTGTTCCGTTTGCGGTTGTGCGTACCCCTGCGGCACGGCGTTCTGCATGGCTTCTAACTGTTTCAATGCCTGTTCCGCCGTAATGCCGGTACGCTCTTCAAATTCTTTCCAGCCCGAAAGACGTTTCAGTTCTTGGGATCTCCGCGTAAATTCCTTTTCCAGCTTGCGGTAAGACTTTTCGTAGTCAATCGACGACTGTTGTTGCTGTTGTTGTGATTGAGTATCCGTGTCCTGAATATCTTGCTGTACTCCACCCGCGCCTTGGTCCGTTTCGGACTGTACGCCTTCTTGTTCCAAAATTTCGCCTTCCATAGTCATCCTCCTATGACTGTACTTATTGACGCTGAAATAGACTGTACCGCGGCAGACGCGGCCTTGGTCTACAAACGAGGTTGCGTCACAAGCCTTGGTCATACCGTGGGAGATGGAGTACCGAACAATGTGTTAAACTACTCCAATTTTTAGTATATATGGTTTAAACCATATCGTCAATAATTTTCCAATTTTCGGAGGCTTTACAGGTTGCCAATGTTTATGCTTTCCGTGCCCTCCGGTCCCATTTGTTGCCGCTGTTGGCGCGCGTCCTGCCGCGAATTCGTATTTTTGGCGTTCATGCCGCCCGGAAGGGAAGGGTTGCGGTTTTCCAATGCGGTAAGGAATGCCAACTGGCTTTGCAATTCCGGCGATTGCACGCCCTGGGGCAGAGCCCCAAGCTGACCCATGACTTCGGCTTTTTGTTGAAGCCGGTTGATAATTTCGTCTTTATACGGGAAGTTCATGGTCTTCATGACTTCGATGGCGTCGATGACACCCATTTGATACAACTGCATGGCCTGTTGTTCGATATAGGCCCGGCTCATCGGCGTATCATAACCGACTTCAACCGTCACATCAAATTCCGGAATGTATTTATTCCCGGCTTCGTCGGTTTCGGCCACGTTATTGCCGTTCACGACTATCCAAGCCGGCTCCCGGTTCTTGTCCAAATACCGGAAGGTCCGGTCTTCGTTATAGAATTCGACGATATAGGCCACGATGAATTGGACCATTTCTTCTAACATGCGGGCCTGTTCTTGCAGTTTCAGCCGCACGCGGGCTGTCGCTTGTTCTTGAAGGGCAAGAATACCGCTGGCGGCGGTCACCGATCCCGGAGCAAGCCCCAGGTAAACGGGGGAGATCCCCGTCACCAGTTCAATGTCGCGTTTAATCATTTCAATAAGGTTAATCACCCATGCTGGCGCGACCACGCCTTCCAGTTTTTTGATTGCATTCACGTCATTAACTGGAATGGTCAATCCCGGTTTCCACAATTGATTGGCCAATTCTTTGATGTCTTTCAGTCCGGACGCGTTCTTATCGACAACCAACTGGCCATTCGCCAGGGCCACGTTTTCAATGACAATCTGCAACAGTTTGTTCAAAACGTCCTGCATGGTGATAATCTGTTCGATTTCACCCATGCCCCAGAACGATTTCTGGACCGGGTAATCGACGCCAACGACGAATGGATATTTCCCGTGCATATAGAAACGCGGCTGATACCGCAAAAGCGTTTCTCCGGCCACGACAATCCGGACTAGTCCCTGCACGGGGTCCTTGGTCCAGTATTCAAACAGGGTGGCGTTCGATTCCCGCGGATTAAAGTCTGTGCCTTCGGTATCGTAAATCTGAAACTCAACGTATTTCTGATCCGGCGTGATGAGATTGGCTTTATCCGGGTACTTCGTTTTCAAGTATTGCAAGGACCGCTTAAACGCAGTCAAGCAGTACCCGGCATTTTGCAGGTCGTCCACTTCGTCCGGGTCCACAAAGAAGTTCACCGGGTCCACCGTATCAAAGGCGATGTCCCCCAGTCCGTTATATTTGCTGGGGTCAAAGTAAATTTTCCAGATCCCGGTGCCGAATTTTAATCGTGAACGTTCCTCCAACTGCAAATATTTTTCGATCCGATTCTTGGTCAGCAAGATTTTAACCACTTTTGTCAAGTCGTTCGCCAGTTCTTCATCCTCCGGTTTCGTCGGGAGAATGATCGGATCAGGCGTATCCGACGTGAGCAGGGGCATGATGGACTCAATGGTCGAAAACGCGTAGTTTACGGTCGGCTTTACCCGTTTCTCATCCACATTTTTGCCTTTCCATTGATTGTTCCGGTAATAATCTTCATACTTCGCCCATTTTTCGTGGAGCGCACGCTTTGCTTCAAACGCCGCTTGATAATCTTCCAACACTTGCTGGACCACCGCGCGTTCCTGTTCCTTCGTTAACGTCACGGTCCCTGTACGATCCAATTGTTCTAACTGTTTCGGGGTCAATTCTGCAATTGCAGGCATGACTCATCCCTCTCAATCCTCATAGGAATGGACTTCATTACGCAGTTCATCAATATACTTTTTGGCATTTTCGTACTTCTGTTTCCAATAGAACGCCTGTTGTTTCCAGTACCGGACACTTTCTTCCGGGTCTTTTTTCCGTTTAAACAAGGCCCGAATAGACTTCCACATCCTCCCAGTCCTCCTCTCCCGGACCATAAAACTCCTTCATCGGCCGCGGAACATATTCCGTCGCATACGGCCGGTTGTCGAACTGCCGGGGAATGCCCATAATCATGTACCGCAAAGCGTCTACCGAATGATCTTTGTACGGATGGGGTTTTTCCGGCTCGTTTTTTTCCGGATTTCGGTTCTTTTCCCAACGGTATTGAGACAATTCCTCGATCAAATGCACACATTTTTCACTGATGGTCAGTTTTGGCGTACCATCCGGATGTTTCTTCAACTGGGCCGCCACACGATGAATTCCGGCCAGTACGTCATTATTGGCCAATGTCACCGGCAGGCCGTGTTCCAAATAGGCGCCACGGACCGATTTCCCCGTCACCGCGTTACGGTTTTGGGTACTGGGGTCGATGAAATAGGCATATACGGGGTAATCTTTGGACATGAACTTGATGGTATTGGCATGGGTTTCGACCAGTTCATCCCGTTTGTAATATTCTTGGAAGATGTAAATGTCTCCGTTTCTTGGATTCACCGCGCCCCAGACGGCCGCAGTCGGGTTGTGTATCCCGTGGTCGATCCCACAATAGATGGGCCAGGACGGGTCCGGCTCCTGATGGGGGACCACATACGGAAAGCGCGGCTCAAATTCCGGGAAAACTTGTCCTTCAAACGCGGTCCAGTCCGCGTAAATGTACCGTTTGACCCAGCTCTCCGAATAGCTTTCTAACAGTCCTTGAACATAATCTTCCGGAAGATAAACATTTTCCGTGGTTGGTGCTTGAAAATAAGCATAAAGGTCTTTGTTGCGGTTTTTTAGAACAAATTTTTCATAGACCCATGAACCGCCTTCCGGGTTTGTCGTCGCAAATCCGGTCCGGCGGGGGACCGTGTTCCGCCGCAGGCGGGACTCCAACATCAGCCAAACTTCTTCCGGAATTTCCGTCAACTCGTCTATATAAAAGGCCCCGAGATTCAAGGATTTGTATTTATTCGGCTCGTCCATCGAACGGAAGATGACCACGGAGCCGTTTTCAAACGTCAACGCATTTTCCGATTTGTTGAACGCATAGGACAGGCTACCGCCTTTTAGCACCGGTTCCGGCACGACTTCCAGAAAGGTACGTTGCGTCGTATCGCGCAGGTTCGTGTAAGTTTGCGCGCCGATCAAGATAAAATTGTTCGGATACCGCAGGGCCAATTGGATAGCTTCTTGACAACCGCAAAGCGTCTTCCCGGAACCGAAGCCGCCGGCATAAAGGCGGTATTTGGCCTGGGAGGCGTGAAATTCCGCCTGTTTCGGAAGGGGCTGGTAGAACTGTTCCAAAACTCCGCATTCCTCGCAATAGCCCCACCAAATTCCCGAACCCTTTTTGTAGGCCTTTCCGCAACTCGGGCAGGCCCGTTCATTGTACGGAAGAGGTTCTGCCACGGCGTTCATTCGGCATCACTCACTTCCGCGTCAATAACATCCGCTTTTTTCGCCAGGTCATCCGGGTTCGGGATGTTATTGATAATGATGATGTTCGGATTTTTCGATTCTTGTTTCGTATCCAAAATGCCCATGACTTCCAAAAGCATTTTTTGCTGGCGGCCTGCGCCGCCCATGGCTTGTTCGAACATTTTATTCATCAATTCCGGAAGACGGGCTTTATAAAGCTGGGGGAGACGACGCGCCAGCCAATCCAGAAACGCCGGATTTTTCATGTATTTCCGATATTCCGCGAGGGACAATCCGGCTTTCCGGGCGCGCATTTCCTCCGTCATGTTCGGATACCCGTCTTCGGCCATAACGTCCACAATGGCTTTGGCTTTTTCGTCTTGGTCAAAGGTCGGGGTTTTCATCAGGGCACTTTTGCTCATAGGCGATCACCTTAATGGTTTAAACCATTACTTCAACCATTTCTGAACGTTCATGCGGTTTATGCAGAAAAACGCCCAAGAATGGGCGTTCGGCAAGAAAAACAGAATGCTCCCTTACGGTTTCATTATAGCATTATATGGTTTAAACCACAACTTAAACCATATCTGAAAATTCAAATTGATAAAACATGTTACCGTATGATAAAAAATCATAAAAAGGGGGTTGCACGGCATGAAAAAATGTTATATACTATTCCGTGCGACCGCAAGGAAGGACAAAAACGAAGATCTTGCGACATGATTTCCCCGAGAAACCGGGGAACCGTTGGGAGAACTGATTGGGAGGAACCCGAGAAGTGAAAGCACGATTGGAAATCGTGTAGACGGCGATAAGCTGTCTCAAGGGTTCGAATCCCTTGCTCTCCGTCCTCCACTATCCTTGTTCTCACAACGGTTTCCGGTTTCGGAAGCCGTTTTTATTTTTGCC